GCACCTCTCGGCTAGCGAGTTCGTACCCCGCAGCATCCTCTGGTCTACCTAGCTTTGAGTACACGGCTCCCCATGCCTCCGAGTCCTCGGCATTCTTGGGCAGGGTCAGCACACTCTCGCCGGGTGCACCCATCGCCTTCTCCAGGTTCCGGTAGGAGTCCAGCATCTGATCCGTGCCAGTCCATCCCTTGTTCTCGACATAGCCCTGAGCGTCCTCTGCGAGGCCCTCGGTCCACGAGGGTGCTGCTGGTGCCTCGGCGACTGCTTCTGCCGTTAGGGAGGCTCCTGCGGACTCTGGTGCTGCTGCTTCTTCTGCCATCGGTTCCCCTTACTGCTCCGCCTCGGTGGCGGGCTCCTCGGTTGACTGGACTAGATCTCGGTATCCCTGGATTCTCAGATAGACTTGCCGTCTGCCTTCAAGCTGTGACGTGCCATGCGAGTCGCCTTCGACGTGGGTGGTCGCGTTGGCGTGACAAAATCGGCCGAGGTCGTCAAGAACGGTCCTGGCCTGCTCCCCCGCGAAAACACTCTTGTACGCCTGGGCCTTCGCCAAGATGTCATCCCTCAAGGCCAGCCTCCGCTGGGAGTGCCTGCTGCGCCTGGGCTAGATCCTTGGCTGCTGGGGCAATCTGTTGCATTGCCTCCATCATCTGCTGCTGCTGGGCCTGCTGGGCTTGCTGCGCCGCGATCTCATCCATCTCCTCTTGCGTGTGCAGGATGTCACTCGGTGCCCCATTGATCTCAGCCGCCAGTCGGATGATCTCGTCCGGCTTGAATATCGAGAGGATGCTGGGGTCTGCCTGAGCAAAGGGCATGGCAATCTCCAGCGTTCGCTGAATGCCTACCAGTTCCTCACTGCGCTGGAACCGCATGGCCGGGCTCTCGTAGGTGATGTCATACTCACCTTCAGCTTCGGCCAATACGCCCGGCATCTCGGGCAGATAGCCCTGCCTGCCAAGGATGTTGAACTCGCGGTGGATCTGAGGCCCGAGTATCTCGGACTGCTGCCTGCCCACCGTGGGTGCGAGCAGTTGCCCCTTCTCCTGAGCACGGATCAATGCCTCGGTGGCCGTCATCTGAGGCTGATCGACCAGGATCTGGAACAGGGTCACCAGAAACGCGTCATTGATGGTTTCGCGTTCCTTCTGAAGCATCCCCTCGGTGATGTCGAGGCGTGCTCCAGTTTGGAGCGGCACCACGAGTGGTCTGCCCTGGGCATCGACCCCACCGTAGTTCAGCCCACCGGGGGTCAATCTGACCTGCTTGGAGCCGGTGCCCAAGACACCGTCATCGTGCAGCAGCAGAGGCGGGTCCACGATCTTGTGACCGCTGCGAATGAATGTCTTCTGCATCTCCTGAGCCATCTTGATGCTGGGAAGCACCAGCATGGCCGGGCCTCTGCCGTACATCTCGGTGGGGTTCACCGTGTAGCGACCGTACATATACGGGAACTCTTCGTACCCGCCTTCGTCGACGATGGCCTTGTCCTCGATGCTGATGTGGTACGACATCCAAGGCATCCCGTGGTAGTCCTTGCGCTCCCGGTCCTGCTCAATCTGGGGGCTGACCACATGGAGAAACTCGAACTGCTTGTAGTGGTTGTCCACGGACTCGAAAGCCACAGCCACCTTGGGCGGCAGCTTGTCCCGTCCCCACTCCTGCGCCGCTGCCTTCGCACTCATCATGTACTTGCGGTAGACCGTATCCACCTTGCGTGCCGGGTCGAGTTCGATGAACACGCTGCCCACATGGCACTGCACATAGCGCACGCCATGACCGTCCTTGGGCTCATCGACAAACAGACACGCATTGCCAAATGCACCGAGACTCTTGTACCCCTCGTGCATCTGAGCGTAGTAGCCTGCCTTCGGTGAGTTGCGGGCCTGGAACATGATCCGGCCCACCTCTTCAAACCACTTCTTGACGGCTGAGTCTTTGTTCAGGTCATCGCTTGTGCTCTTGAGGGTGTGCCACTTCTGCGCCCTGGGCGTCAGCATGGACTCCATTGCCGCAGCAAACTTCTCTAGTGCCAGTGCAGCCGTCGCATCGAAGATCGTTGTGCTCCGCTTGTCGCCGGGTGTGCGGACAGTCAGGAACTCATCCGCAGCAGGCCACACAAGCTTCGCGACCTCAGACCAATGGTTGTCCCAAGTGCTGCGCCTGCCCTCCAGTTCACGGAGCTTCCGTAGGCAATCCTCGACTGATTTCGCCATGCTCTACGCTCCCGTCAGATACTTCTTGGCGGTGTTCGCCTGCCCAGGTTGGCCCAGCGGTGAGCCCGACATGATCGTGCTCGCCCGGCCGCGCTGACCCTGCTGCTGCCGCCGCATCTCAGACATACGCTGGCCCTCGATGGCACCCATGTCCTCTGCTGGACCCTCGGGCTTCGTGGGCGGGGGGGGCAATTTCGGCTTCGGTGCCAGTGCTTTGGTCACTATCGCCGTGGACGCTGCCGCAAAGATGAAGGGAATTAGGGGAGCCATGTGTTCTCCTTTTAGCCCAGAACTTGGGCTGCTGATTGTGAACCACCACCGAGTGGCTGGCCCAATAGGTTCGCTGCACGGAGTTGCTTGCGCCTAGTGCCGCCGCTGCCTCCGGTTGTCCGGTCATTTGAGGCGAGCCGCCTGCGTTCTCCCTGTGCCGCCCTAGAAGTCTGCCTGCTGCCGCCACCGCCACCACCGCCACCACCGCCTGCTCTCGGCCCACGCTCCTGGCGCAGCAGCGCAGCCGCACTCGCACCCTCGGCAAACGGCTTGCCCAGCAGTTTCTTCGCTGCCTGAGCCTCGTCATAGGCTCCTTGCCCACCCGCCGCAGCAATGCCCTTGAGTTCCTCTTCGCGGAGCAGGAACTTGCGCTCTGTGGCCTCCCAGAATTGGCCCTGGATGCGAGCCCTGTCCGATCGGAATAGCTTGCCCTCAGAGTAATTCTTCGGCCCCAGACCCTGCGAGTAGAACGGGTTCTGCCAAGAACTCGGGACTAGGGTGTCTCGGGCGTTGTTTTGTTGGTAAAATCTCTGCTGAGCACCCGCTATGCCTCGGATCGTCTTGAGATCCTTGATGTGCCCCTGCACGTTCTCCAGGCTGTTCCAGTCGAGTGTCCCGTGTAGTTCCTGGTCTGACCCAAGCGGCACGCCTCTAACTCCCTGCTGGCGGGCCACAGGTTTATTGCTATCCGGGTACACCCACCCAGCAGGCCGGTTGCCCTCCCAAGCCCACGGCGAGACATACGCCCCTTCGCGGTAGTTTTGAGCCATCTCAGTTCACCCCCAGGTCGATGTAGGTTCCCAACTCCGCATTAGTCCAACCACGCGCAGAGAGAAACCGTCGCGTCAATTCTGTCGGCATCCCAGGGTGCTCACCCGCGAGGCCGGTGTAGTTCCACAGCCGAGTGGCTCCGAGCAGTTCACCGATCACCTCGATCCCCGTCATCTGACGGTCTGTGCCCAGATTGCCACGGGCCTCGGGTGCTGCACAGGCGTGCAACGCCAGACTGTCCGGCTCTGGGCCTTGCAAAAACCAAACGAGGACGTTCTCTCCATACCGCACCCAGGAGGCTGCTTCAGCTTCCAGCGCCTCGACGGGCCTTGGATATCCCCATGAGTTCACGTCACTCTGGGCTTGCTCCCAGTCTGTCTCTTCGCGGAAGAAGTCAACGCCCATTACATCAACGCCTCTGTTTGCGTGCGCTCACCCCGGTGCCGGTTAGCTGGGATCAATGCGTCACGCCCCTCGCCTCCACCCATCAGGGCGTACTCTAAACTCTCGACCGGGTGCGAATACTCATTTTTGTCGGGCAAATCTGTGTGACGCTCACTGCCTGCGATCTTCATGCGGCGATAGCAGAACCCTCCCATCAAACCCTTGCGTACCATCTTCGCCTTGGGGCTGACTTGGAGGCCGGGCTTGCCGTCCATGCAGATCCGCAGAGCAGGGTTCGACACGGACGCACGCCGAAGGTCTGGGTTGTTGGAGTGGCACGCCTTCGCCGGTATCCCGGCTGCTCTCAGGATGCGAATGGGTGTGTCCTCGGTGGCCTGACTCTTGGCTGATCCTGCTGGGTCGCACCACACCTCGACTGGCATCCCAGAGTAGTTCTGGTCGAGGAACCGCTTTAGCTCTGGTCCGAAGATGCTCGCACTCATATCGGTGGCAACCAGTTCGCAGAGCACAACCCAGCGGCCCATCGATTCTATGTGCTGGGTGACCACTGCGGCCGGAGTCCTGCCAAAATCAATGCCGATCACCAGACCGTAGTTGTGGTCTGCCTCGATGGGCTCCGCTGTGGTGTGGACCGAATCCACAAACCAGGGATGGACCGGCTTGCCGTCCACAAGAAACCCATACTCATTACTGAGCATGACCGAGATCCAGTCTGGATCTTTGCCCTCTAGCCCGCGTTCGTAGTATCCATCCGGCAGATTTTCGAGGTTCTCAGCGTCCGGGTTGGGTATCCACTCGCCCTCATTCTCGCCTGGGAACACACCACCGGGTTGCCGGAAGAACTCCCAGCCCTTGGGCTTCACCTCTTCGGCTAGGCGATAGTGATAATGATCCTCGTCCGGAGCGTTAGTGTCTAGGATCATGCCGTGCCAAGTCGGCTTTACGCCACCCGAAGCCATCGAGGGATACCGGCCATGCCGGAGGTCGGCCATGTCAACAATGGACTTGGAAAGTTCCTTTGATTCATTGAGCCACACGGCTGTGCATTGCTGGCCCCTGAGTTTTCTGACCCCATCTGTGTCCAGGGCGAGAAACACCATCTCCGATAGCACCCTGGTGCCATCGTCCAAGTGGAAATCGACTTTGAAAGTCGGCGGGGCCAGACCCCCATACCGCATCTTGCCTAGCCCCTCAAATATCGACAACCAGTCCTTAACCGTTGTCCCCATGAGATCCGGGTAACAGTTGCGGACTGCGAGCCACCGGCTGGGACGCTCGCCCTTCGCGTTGGGCTCCTGCTCGATCATGTGGGCCATGATCCTCTGCACGGCGGCGAAGGTCTTTCCTGAGCCTAGTGGCCCCATGATTGCCGAAACCCGAGCGCGAGAAGCCATAAAAGCGTTAAGCACGGGGTACTGAGGCACGCCCACCGAGATGTTAGTCCTCGTCGCTGCGGCCACTGGCTCCCCCTGTGTAGTCGCGGAACACCACCACCGGCCCGCCTTCGTCACCCGTGAGGTGAGTCTCGGCAGGCACCACCTTGCCGATGAGCATCGAGAACGTCTTCGGATCTTCGCCTGCCAGTTGTCGCAGCCAGTCCGCCCCACCCACCTCGTCGAATGCCTGGAGGATCGCCTCCCGCACCTTATTGGGGTTTTTGTTGGGCGTGCCCTTCTTTCGGCCACCTAGCTTGGCGTGACCCTTCTCAAATCTCAAGACGCCACTCCTTTGCCACTACCCGTGGTGAGTCCAGCCCAGGCAGGGGCTTATTCCCCACTGCCTGAGCCTTCTCGGGGGTGAGATGCTCCCAGAACCTCTGCCACAGGTGTGAGTGCCGTGTCAAGCCCTGGCGATCTTTTCATGTTCATGGCCCTCGCCAGATCCCTCAGAGTGTCGCCACCACTCCAAGCTCTGCCGTGAGTTCTGTGCCGTGTGCTCTGGCAGTCCTGTGGATTCGCGTGAAACTCCCAGTAGCTGCACTCGCACCGGTCGCAGACTAGATCCTCGGCGAAGTGATGTCCTGCAGCGTGTGCGCTCTTATGGCATTCGCATCTGCGGTACTCGATCATTTTACCGTTTCCCACTCATCGCCTCCTGGTGGGCCGTTTGGGCTTCTGGCTCTTCTGATGCACCTGGGCCTGCTCCTCGATGGCGTTTATCTCTCGCATCACAGTCTCCGCAGATTCCCTGTCTGCCCCTAGTCTCCCGAGCGCCCAGCGAGCACCTGCCAGCCATGCCTCGGTCACTCTTCGGCTGGGCTTAGGGATGTGGCTGGGGTGTGGGGTCACATCCTCGGGATTCTCAAAATGCAGTCGCTTCACTGTTCCTCGCGCTCCAGGATGGAGGCATATCGAGACAGGTAGAAAATCGCTTTGCGGATGTCCTGGGCTGCGTTGCCTTTCCGCCCCGCCCTAGCGATGTACTTCACAGCGCACCCCAGGTGATGTGGCAGCCCCCAGTCCTCGATCACATCCAGTGGCTCGATGAACCTGCCTGAAACGTAGTGTGCCGGAGCGTTGACCGCATCATCAACTTTCTGCATCAGACACCACACATCCCCTCACACTCGTTCTCGAAAAGGTTGACCTGCCTAGTTTCATCCCAGTCTGGATCGTCGATCACCTCACGCAATGGGCGCAGGGACCGATGGACAAACTGAAGATTCCGCATCCTTGCACTCCCAGAGCGGAGTGGCCCGTTCACGCGGATCACCTCATCCACTTGGCAAGCGTCCTCAAACGAGTCCGGGTCTTTCTCGCGCATTTCTCGCCACTCTGGCATTGATCGGTATGGGCAGAAAGTGCAGGCAGAGCGACCGGGCTCTGGATACCCGCGCTCCTGCATCCAGTCTAGACAGTCGCCTCGACGCATGGGAACGTCGTAGAGCAGTGGAAAACGGTTCTCGATCCAAGACTCTCGCGAGGGTTTGGCTCGTGTCACCTCATCGACAGAAATGCCAATCCAGCACTCGACTCGATATTTGCCTGCTGCGCGTTCTCCCTTGGCGAGTCCCAGTTTCTCCCTAACGTGTTTACGCAGAACGGAAATCTTCATTTCATCGGTGCATTGCCGCATCCCCGGTGCCTCTCGACCGTCCTCGCCCGTTGACCAGAAGGGCACGCTCGCCAACCGTGGCGCATTCTCAAGCGTTGCAGCATCCACGATCATCTGCCGCAGACTGCCCTTTGTCGTTGTTTCGATGGGGATGATGTGACCGAATGTGTCACGGAGCCATTCAAGATGCGTGTAGACGTGTTTGGGTTCTGACTGCGTGTCCGCGAAGACCGCGAAATCCGGCATGGGTGTAATCTCACCCTCTACGGCCATCAAATAGAGAGCCGTGGACTGCACACCTGCGCCCAGGCTTATATAGCGACAGTCGAAATCAGTCATCCCACCACCTCGATTGTGACACGCCCCTGTTTTGGCGCGGCCTTTTCCCATCGGTATTCAGGCTGGCCGATCACAGCCTGATTGTCATCCACGAGCACACCCCCACCCCCGTTGACCGTCAATCCATCGATCAGTGGCTTAAAACTGTGTGCCAGATTTTCGTAATCCGGGACCCGGCTGGAGTGCCGGGTGCAGACAACCGTCGCCTTCCACAGGGGTTCCGGTGGCAAGCCCGCTGCCAGGGCAAAATGCACCACCGCACGCCTCCAGGTCTTGTTGTTCCTCGCTCTCACACGCCAGTGATTATTGCTGGCGGTGTTGATCGACGGCAGCCCTGGGATCTCGATCTTCAGCGAGTAGGTTTCAGGCGAATGAGAAGGCAAATTGCTCTCCGATCCAGCTTGTGGTGGGTGCATCCCCACCGCAGGGCTGGCACAGG